TGACGCCCTCGCTAAAAAGGTTGAAGAGATGATTGGTACTCTGTCTACTGCCGTCCAAAAGTCTGTTACGGACCTGGGGGCGAAGGTGGATCAAGCTACTGAGATTGCCACGAAAGCTGAGGCGGCAATCAAAGGTGCTGTGGTTACCGGTAGTGATACCGATGACCGTGGTGTTCGCAAGTCTGAGCCGGTTGGGATTTTCGGTGGGCGTGAAATTGATACCGGGTACATGACCCGGGACCAACGTCAACGTGCCCGTCGCTGATTAGTCAGTCAATTTTCACAGGAGCAATCGCAATGTCTAGCAATCAAGACCTCGACAAAAAGGCTGATCTAGCTCTCGCGGATTTGGCGGCTAATGGTGGCCTGCTGAACCCGGAGCAAACTGATCGGTTCGTCCAAACCCTCATTGACTCGCCCACGATTATCAATCGTGCCCGCGTGGTCACGATGAATGCCCCGCAGAAGAAGATCAACAAGATCGGCTTCGGCTCCCGCATTCTCCGGGTTGCTGTCTCAGCTACTGCTCTTGCTGACAACGAGCGCGCCAAGCCCGACCTCGGTCAGGTTGTGCTGAACACCAAGGAAGTCATCGCGGAAATCCACCTCCCGTATGATGTGCTTGAGGACAACATCGAAGGCGGCAACATCTCCGCGTCGATGGGGCAGTCTGCTGGTGGCCTCCAAGCCACTCTGGTCACGCTGCTGGCCAACCGCGCCGCTCTCGACATGGAAGAGCTTGCCATCCTCGGTGACACCGCAAACGTGGGGGACCCCTACCTTGCCCTCACGAACGGCTTCATCAAGATGGCGACGGCTCACGTTGTCGCCGCTGGTGGGGCTTCCATCAGCAAGGACGTGTTCAAGCAAGTCATCAAGACGATGCCTGACAAGTACCTGCGCAACCGCATGGAGAATGAGTTCTTCCTGTCGGTGGACAACGAAACCGAATACCGTGACACGGTTGCCAATCGTGTGACGGGTCTTGGCGACGCTGCCCTGGTCTCGGCCAATTCGATGAGTGTGTTTGGTTCGCCCATCACGGCAGTGGCTCTCATGCCCAACGGCAATGCGATCTACACGAACCCGAACAACCTGATCTTCGGCATTCAGCGCCGGGTCAACATCGAGTACGACAAGGACATCCGTGCCCGGAAGTTCATTGTTGTGCTGACGGCTCGCCTTGACTTCCAGATCGAGGAAATCGATGCGGTGGTGAAGGTTACCGGTCTCGGCTGATAACCCGGGCTAGTCCCAGAGACATGGGGGCCTCTGTGCCCCCATTCTTCCAACTGAGATGTGGAGTTCCAAATGCGTGTGAAGCTGACGGGTGTGAACAAGAGCAAGACTTACGGTAATCTGAAGAGGGTGTTCCACCTAGGCACCGTCTACGAAGTCAGTGAAGCTGAGGGGGCGATCCTCTTGGACGAAAAGGATTACGAAGGTGATCCGTACTTTGTTGAAGTTCAAGGCCAAGGTGATGCGGTGGATACGCAGGTGGAACCAGTGCCGAGTGTTAAGCCACCCGGTAAGAAGATTGTTCTTGGAAAGAATGCTCCAGCAGCCAATGCCCCTAAGCCTGAGGAGGCTAGCGGTACATCTGGGGCTGGCACCGTGGCTGAGGTCTGAGATTTAACCGCCAACTCTCTAGGAGAAATACATGCTTCCCATCAGCAAAGAATTTGGTCATGGCGGCACTGGCCTCTATGATGGAACCCTCAAAGCTCTTTTGACTGAGGCCCAAGGCCTCAAGGTGGCTTTGGTTGCTGGCGCTGCCAGTGGCAAGCTCAACATTGCTGCCCTTCGCCCAGAAGATACGATTAAGGTTGCACTTCATCTGGTGGGTGCTGGTACAGCAGTTACCGATGTTGTTGACATCACCTCAACGACGACCATCTCTACGGTGTTTGCGTCTGGTACGGTGACGTTTGCTTCTGCTGTCGCTGCTGATACGGTGACTCTGCGTGGCAAGGTCTACACCTTCCGCGCTGCTCCCTCTATCAAAGCGGCTACCTACGAGGTGGCTCTTGGTACAGGCAACGTCACACCGGCTGCTAACCTAGCTGCTGCGATCAATATCCGCGAAGCTGGGGTGTTGAATGCTGTGGCCGCTAATGATGTCGTTACGATCACTGCTCTGGCAGAGGGCGTTGGTCCTAACGCATATACGCTGGCGTCCATTAACGGCACTCGTCTTGCAGTCTCTGGAGCTACGCTGACTGGCGGTACGGCGACTGGTGGTATCGATGCGGGTGTTTCCACCGCAAGCGGTAAGGTTTTGGTTCTTTACGCTAACAAGCAGTAATAGCCGTGTGACCTGGGGGCGACTATGCAACTAGCTGACGTAGGTCTAGTTCGTAGTCGCCTTACACTGCCAGACGATCAAGGTGTAAATGATGTGATAGGGCAGGCACTAGATGCCGCGACCCTGCACATAGAATCGATCCTGCAAACGACCGTAGCTCGCAATAGCTACGCGGACATCTTCAGGGTAGATTCGATGACCTACGGGGCCTATGGCGGCCTCTACAGGCTCAAGCTAAGCAACGGATTCGTAGACCCAACCACGGTTGTCGTGGAAGTGGTGGACCTCATGTTCGTTGAGACCCCGGCTTGGGTGCAATTAGCTGCAAGCGACTACCTTCTGTCCAGTGCGGGGAAGGGGTTCCTTGACTTGCAGGAGTCAGCTAAAGACCAGTTCGTCAGGGTGACCTACGAAGCCGGGTTTGCTGATGATCTTGATGTCATCCCATCATGGTTGCAGGAGGTTGCCTTCTCCCATGCTGTGAAGATGATGTCTCTACAACAGGTGGGGGATGAGAAGCCCGCCATGGAGAAGGTCTACGCAATGCTGGAGAAGCACAAGGTTTCCATCCTTGATCGCCACCTTCGCATGTCTTCAAGAGCTATCCCGCCCATCTCAAGCGTATGAGCGTCTTGAACGTTCAGGTGTCTGGCGATGTGCAGGCGTACATCGATGAGAAGCTGGCGGCCCTCGCTGACCCAAAGGTGATCCAAGACATCTTGGATGAGTCTCAGGCCCTAATGTTGAACAGGATTCGCACTAGGTTCCTGAACACAGAGGATACGGACGGCAATCAGTGGGAAGTTTCAGAGGCAGCTAGGCGTCGCCTTCTGAAGGGGATGGGTGGTAAGACCCTGTTCGACAAGGGCAACTTGTTCCACTCTATCCAAGCCTTCATCGCCCCTCCAGACGAGAGAATCATTGGGTCTGACATACCCTACGGCAAGTACCATCAGTACGGAACCTCCAAACTACCGGTGCGTGAATTTCTTGGGATCGGTGACGAGGACATCAAGCTGATAGAGGCACTGGTGTTACGTAGAGTCAAAGAGGTGTTCCAATGAGCGCCGACCTCGCAACTGTCTGTTTGGATGACCTCATCGCCAAGATTGAAGCCATCCCTCAGTTCGCGGGGAAGGTGTTCCACGTTTACTCGGAAGAAGAGTTGATCGACAAACAGAAGGGGCTGCTGTTCCCTTGCGTTGGGGTCATCTACGATGGGATAAGGGCCGTCGCGGACGCTGGGGGCAAAAGTTCAAGCGCCTCTGCCTCGTACTCCATCCTGGCCTTCTTCCGCAGTGAAACTTTTGCGACTACGGATGCGAAAGATCGCACCGTGCTATTGATTGACCTGATGAGGTCTGGTATAAACGGCACCAGATCACCATCGGGGCACTGGTGGAAATTTCAGATAGAAGCATCGATCCCTAGCAAAAAAGGATTGCTGGTCTATTTGCAAAGATGGTCAACAGCGGTACAGTTGACCACTTGAGTTGTGTGTAGAAATGGCACCCTGTTCAACCTAGGAGAATCCAAATGTCTTACTCAGTCACCGAAGAATACTTCTCGGGTCAAGGGGTGTGCATGATTGGCACCCGTGACACCAACGGCAAGCCTGCTGGCCTGCGCCCTCTAGGCAACGTTTCGGCTCTTGCCATCAAGAATGCCGTCACCACGCTGGAGCACAAGGAATCGACCACGGGTCAACGTGGTACGGACTTGCGTCTGGCCACTGACGTGAAGGTTTCCCTCGACATGACGATGGAAAACTTCAACAGTGAAAACCTTGCCATGACCACCCGTGGTACGGCAACGGTTGTTCCTGGGGCCTCGGTTACCGCTGAAGCTATCAATGCCTACCTTGGTCGAGTCAGTCCGCTGGCCCACATCAAGACTTCGGCAGTTGTGGTCAAGCAGGGTGCAACGACCCTGATCGAGTACACCAATGACTCGACGCCTTGGGACTACAAGAAAAACACCGACGCTGGCTCGCTCCAGTTCAATGACGGTGC